CCTGTACCCGGATATCATCGCCGATGGGGTGATTGGGCCGCGTACGCTCTCTGCGCTGCGGGCTTATCTGGATGCCCGGGGCGCGGAGGGGGAGCTGGTGCTGCTGCGGGCACTGAACTGCAGTCAGGGCGATCGTTATCTGGCGCTGGCCGAGCAGCGGGTGCAGAACGAGTCATTTCTGTATGGTTGGGTGCGGGAGCGGGTCGGTCTGTCTTAACCATATCTGACGTGTATCCAAGAGCCTCGGCTATGCCGGGGCTTTGTCGTATCTGCGCCATGCCCGGCGCAAACAATCACACAGAGCCTTATAGAAACAGGCCTCGGAGAAACGCCGTTATAGGCGGCGACCTCTCTGTGGGCGACGTTTCTGGGCAACGAGGCTTGTTTCTATAAGGTAACCATCGATATGAATACATCTGTAGCATCTTCTTATACCGACGCATCAAGCAATCATCATGTCGTTAATGAGTTCGCTGACATTGTTCCTGTTGTCAGTGGCCGGATCGGTGAGCGTGAAACCAATATTGTGAGTGCCAGAGCACTGCATGGTGCTTTGGGGGTTGGCCGAGACTTCACCAACTGGGTTAAAGGGCGGGTTAGCCAATACGGCTTCGTGGTTGGAGTTGATTACATCGCTGTTGAAAATTTGAGCTCGCCAAAACGGGCGAGCGCAAAATCTCGCCAACAAATAGAGCATGATTACTTGTTGACGCTGAACACAGCCAAAGAGCTGGCAATGGTTGAGCGTAGTGAACAAGGGCGCGCCATCCGTCGTTACTTCATCCAGTGTGAAGAGGCGTTACAGCTCACCGCCCCAGAGGCCGCCGCGCGCTATCGTCGCAAGCTAAAGGCTCGCATCGGAGTGGCAAACCTGTTTAAGCCGATGTGTTCTGCGTTGGAATCGGTAAGGGCTGAGCAGGGCAAGGCGACGCAGTCTCACCACTATAGCAACGAAAGTAACATGATCTCCCGCATCGTCCTGGGAGGCCTTACTGCGAAGCAATGGGCGGGTATGAATGGGTTGGTTGGGGATCCGCGTGACTCGATGAATGCCGAGCAGTTGGAGCATCTGTCTTATCTGGAAAGCACCAATATAACCCTGCTGGATATGGGGATGGATTACCTGCAGCGAAAGGTTGAGCTAACCCGACTATCCCAGCGTTGGATGGCGCGGCGCCTGGGAGCCGCATAATGTTCAATAAACTCTGGAAGCCACTGGCGCTAATCGCGTTGGTGGCTTTGTCGTATTGGGGGCTGTCGTCCTGGCGCTATGCCGCTGGCCATGCAGATGGAAAGGCTGAGGCTGATCGAGCGTGGCAGGCCAAATGGTCACAGCGTGATGCCGGGGAAGCCCAGGCGATTACAGACAACGTGATGCTGACGCTCAACATCATGAATCAGGCGGTGGAGGCTAATCGAAATGCAAAGAACCAGATCGCACTGGAGTCACAGAGAGCCGCGAGCGACATCAAGGCTGCTGTTGCGGGCGATGATTGCGCTCGCCGGCTTGTTCCTGCTGGCGCTGCTCAGCGGCTGCGTCAATACGCGGACGGTATACGTCCCGGCGCCAGTGCCACCGATCAGCGCTGAGTTAACCGCTGATACGCCAGTACCGGCAGTTCCTGATCCGCTGACCTGGGGGGCCAGCTTGGATTTGAATATCAGCCTGCTATCAGCATTAGGGCAATGCAATGCGGATAAGGCGGGGATCCGGCGCGTGGAACTGATGCGCGCCTCTCCTGAAGCAGGCAATAAAAATCATATCGACAACGTGAGGTAATGAGTGATGGAGAAAGCAGTGCAGATTGCGGTAAACGCCCCGGCGTTTAAGTTCGACCTGAATCAGATGGTCAATGTACGCGTTAGTGATGAGTTCGGCGAGGTGCGTGGGCGCGCTCAGTATGCCAATGCTGAGAACCAATATTACATCCACTACCGCGCCGCTGATGGCCGTGCAACTTCGTCCTGGTTCGATGAGTCCCTGCTGGTCGCGGCAGAGGATGATCGTCATCCTGGCTGCCCTATCTATGGTTGTACTGAACTGCCTGAGGGGGTGACGGTAGAAGACGAGTAAGCATTACAGCAGGCATTCACTGAGTGTCTGCGATAATGATAAATGTTTTTATCGGAGTGAATATGCCGCCGCGCATACCCAAAGCCAGCCGGAATACGGCAATGCAAAAAGAGACAAAAATTAAAAAGCAGAAGCGAAATAAAAAAGCCACCACATCTGCAAATGTAATGGCTGGTATCCGGATTAATTCAGACTGGTTGAATCACTTCGCCGCAGATATTACCAAGGAAGTTAGTGCAGCATGTCCCTGATGTCATCTGAAATATCTTTTGGCCCTGCTGGCTGGGAAGAATCCATACCATTAGCGATCTGATTGAGCGTCATAGCGATAATTTCTCTATTACGAGTGGTTTTCGCTAACAGATTGGCAGTTCCGCGATAAGAGTCTGCAAACTCTTTTTTGTCCAAGCCTGATATCTCGGCAACCTTCGATGACAAATGAACGATTGCCGCTGATTGCCCTGCCAGCATAGCAATGATTATTTCCAGTTGTTCTTTAGTCACGGCGCATCTCCTTAGGTTAATTAGGTCAGCAAATAATAACACTTGCTATGGTTGTACTAAACCGCCTGAATGGGTGACGGTAGAAGACGAGTAAGCATTATAGCAGGTCTTCGATGAGGGCCTGCGATAATGCAACGGGGTCGCCATGTGCGGCCCTTTTTTCTGGAGGTAACAATGAAACGTTCGTCATTTACTCAGCACCCCAGGCGCTGCAGCTACTGCGGTTCGTTAACGCATATTGTTCAATTCTGCCCAAAAACTTATGCAGGGCGCTCGAATATAGAGAGCCGCGAGCGGGTTAAGCAGCTGGTTAACAGCACCCGTAACTAATATCGGTTTGCGCCGCCTGTCGCCGTGTCCTCGCCTTAACCGAGACCATGCCATCCTTCATGTGAGTGGGCGGGGTCATTCAAAAACAGGTAACGCCGGGGTGGTTCCCGCATGCTCGCCAGCTGGAGCGATGGCGGAAGAATCCAGCGCACCAATCAATAAATGATAACCATTATCAAAAGGTACTCCCTGAGGGTGGCCCTACTGCGGGTCACGCGCCACGCGGCGGGCGGCTAGTTTTTGCACTTTGATCGCCATCATCAGCACCTGCCGTAATATCATGATTAATATATAAAAAATATAGATCCATCTGGTGAGTGTGTTTTGCACTGTCGCCAGGTGCATTTTTCTTATTCGTTGAATTTTAATGCGAAATTGTGTTTTAAGGTGGTGAATCGGGGTGTGAGATGGGAACTGTTGACGATCTTGGCACTGCCTTTGCGTGGAGTATCTCTAAGATTTCAGAGGCTTTTTCTCTTGATCGGGCCACAGTGCGCAAACGGCTGGCCGAAGCTGGTGTAGAGCCAGCCGGAGAGAGTAGAGGGAATTCCCTATATGCTCTCCGTGATGTCGGGCCAGCGCTGTTTTCTACTAATAGCGCTCCTGCTGATATCGATGCCATTCAAAACCCCGCATTGATGCCACCAAAGGACCGTAAGGACTGGTATCAGTCCGAGAATGAGCGCGTGAAGCTGGAGGAGAGTACACGGCAACTGATCCCGGAGTCTGAGGTTGTGTCTGTGTTTTCCAGTATGACAAAAGCCGTTGTTCAGGTGCTTGAAACCGTACCAGATCTTCTAGAGCGCGATTGCGCATTGTCTCCGCAGGCTGTCTCGCATGTCCAAAATGTCATTGATGATCTGCGTTTTACGCTGGCTGAACGCACATACCATGCCTGCGCATCGGATTTGGCCGGCAGTGAGGAGGGGCTAGGGGAGGACTGATGTACGCATCCGCAAAAATGATAGGGCAGGATTTATCGGCTCGATTAAAGCCGCCGCGTCGAATGAGGGTATCCGAGGCTGTTGGGAAGTATATGCGAGTGCCAAAGAGTGCAGGCAACTCTGTCGCTTGGGATCCGAATGTGTCGCCGTATGTGCTAGAGCCGTTGGATTGTCTGTCGTCGAGAGAGTTTGATGCGGTGATTTTTGTCGGTCCCGCCCGAACGGGGAAGACCGTGGCGCTGGTTGATGGATGGATTGTTTATAACATTTGCTGCGACCCGTCCGACATGCTGATTGTGCAGATCTCTGAGGAGAAAGCCAGGGAGCATTCGAAAAAACGCCTTGACCGTACTTTCCGCTGTAGCCCAGCAGTGCGCCGTCGGATGAGCCCGCGCCGGAATGACAATAACGTTCATGACAAAATTCTACGTGATGGATCCTATCTAAAAATTGGTTGGCCATCGGTAAACATTATGTCGTCATCAGACTACCGCTTTGTAGCGCTGACTGACTATGACCGTCTGCCGGAGGACATTAATGGTGAGGGTGATGCTTTTAGCCTGGCATCTAAGCGCACCACAACGTTTATGTCGGCTGGGATGACTCTGGTTGAGAGCTCGCCAGGGCGAGATATTGTAGATACGAAGTGGAAGCGGACGACGCCACATGAGGCGCCTCCCTCGACGGGGATCTTGTCACTCTACAACCGAGGCGATCGCCGGCGCTGGTACTGGCCATGTCCCCACTGTGGTGAGTTTTTCCAGCCGATTATGGAGAACGTTGTCGGCTATAGAGATAACCCGGATCCCATGGAGGCCAGCGAGGCGGCTCGGGTACAGTGCCCACACTGTATGGGGCTGATTGAACCGCATCAAAAGCGTGAGCTTAACGCGCGCGGCATCTGGCTGCGCGATGGGGAAATTAGCTATGCCGATGGTGAGCGTAGCGGAACGCCACGTCGATCTCGTATCGCGTCTTTTTGGATGGAGGGGCCGGCGGCGGCGTACCAGACCTGGGCGCAGCTTATCTATAAAATTTTGACCGCTGAACAGGAGTATGAGGCGACCGGTAGTGAGGAGACGCTGAAAACGGTCATCAATACTGACTGCGGGCAGCCGTATATGCCGCGCCGTTCGCTGGAAAGCCGCAAGAGCGATGTCCTTATGGCGCGTGCGGAAGTGATAGAGAAGCGCGTTGTACCGGAAGGCGTGCGCTTCCTGATCGCGACGGTGGACGTACAGGGTGGTAAGAATCGTCGTTTTGTCGTGCAGATTATCGGTTATGGCGCCGATGGCGAGCGCTGGGTAGTCGATCGCTACAACATCCGCTATTCCATGCGGTTCAATGAGAATGGGGAAAGTCAGCCGATTAATCCGGCTTCATTCGCTGAGGATTGGGACCTGTTGAGAACGGATGTTCTTGATAAAACCTATCCTTTGGAGTCATCGCCGGATATTCGCATGCCGATATTGGCGATGGGGGTCGATTCTGGGGGTGAAGATGGCGTCACCGATAACGCCTACACTTTTTGGCGCCGTTGCCGCCGTGACGGTGAGAGTCGGCGTGTCTATTTGCTGAAAGGGGATAGCGTATCCCGCAGCAAGCTGATCTCGCGCTCTTACCCTGACAACACAGACCGCTCCGACCGCCGTGCAAAGGCCCGAGGTGACGTTCCTATCTATCTGCTGCAAACCGATAAGCTCAAGGATCGGATCTCTGGTGCGCTATCTCGCGATATTCCTGGACCAAATTATATTCATTTCCCCGACTGGCTTGGGGAGTGGTTCTATGAGGAATTGACGTATGAGGAGCGCGATATCAGCGGGAAATGGCGCAAGCCAGGGCATGGCGCAAACGAGGCGTTCGACCTTTTCTGTTACGCGCATGCCATCGCCATTCTTCGTGGGTATGAACGTATTAATTGGGAGAGCCCTCCCGTGTGGGCGCGTTTACCTACTGAGCCATCATCAAAACCAGTAACGCAGCCCGCGTCCGAAGAAAATAAACCGGTTAACACAATCAATTTCGAGGCCGTCCTCGCGGCGCCAACTGTTGTTCCTGATAAAGAGATTAAGGGAGGGTGGATACTGTGACGCGAGAAGAATTGGAGCAGCGGCGCCAGGCTTATTTGGAGGCTGAGCGCGCCGTGTTAATGGGGAAGTCCATCTCAATTAACGGGCAGGAAATGACGATGGAAAGCCTGTCGGTGATCCGCAAGGGGCTGGAGGATATCGACGCGCAACTACGAGCTAAAACCCGACCCCGCAGTTTGCACTCAGTAGCGAGGTTCTAATGGGTATCTTGGGGAAGATGGTGACGGCTATTGCGCCTCACTGGAAGTTGTCACGCCTACGCGCTCAGCACACTATTCGGGCGTATGAGGCGGTCATGCCTACGCGTACGCATCGAGCGCACCGAGAAAATCGCTCACCTAATCAAGCCACGCAGTTTGGCGGCAAGTCATTGCGCGAGCAAGCGCGGTGGCTAGATGAAAACCACGATCTGGTTATCGGCGCTTTGGATAAATTGGAAGAGCGGATTATCGGCTCACGGGGAATCATCGTTGAGCCACAGCCCCTAACGCCGGACGGTGCGTTAAATAAGGAGCTGGCCGAAGATATCCGCATGGCGTGGGCCGAATGGTCGGTAGCTCCAGATGTATCTGGTCAGTATACGCGGCCCGTGTTGGAGCGCTTGCTGTTGCGTACCTGGTTACGTGATGGCGAAGTGTTTGTGCATACCATCTGCGGATCGGCGGTGGGGTTATCTAAGGTTGCCGGTGTTCCTTGCTGGCTGGAGGCGATGGAGCCGGATTACGTGCCGTTAGGCATGAGCGATCAAGAAACGAATCTGGTTCAGGGGATCCAGTTTAATAACTGGATGCGTCCTACTGGCTATCAAGTCTATAAGACGTATCCGGGGTTTGGCGTTGGTCTCGCTGATACCAAGGTAATCTCTGCAGATAATATGCTGCATCTGAAATTTACCCGCCGGTTAAATCAGGCTCGCGGGGTGTCGCTGTTATCTGGCGTCATTATTCGTTTGGCCGATCTCAAAAATTACGAGGACAGCGAGCGTATTGCGGCGCGACTTGGCGCGGCGTTTGGCGCCTATATCAAGCGGGGTGACGCACAGACCTTTAATGACGACAACTACGAAAAAGGCAAAGAGCGAGAGCTGAATATTACGCCTGGGATGATCTTTGACGGCCTTGGTCCGGGTGAGGATATCGGGATGATTAAGTCAGATCGCCCGAATCCGAATCTTGAGACGTTCCGCATGGGGCAATTACGAGCCGTCGCCGCAGGAACCCGAAGCAGCTTTTCCTCTATCGCCCGTAACTACGATGGCACATACAGCGCGCAACGCCAGGAGCTGGTCGAGGCGCAAGAGGGTTACGCCATCCTGCAAGATGCCTTTATCGCTGCTATTACTCGCCCGATGTATCGCCGCTGGCTGTCCGCTGCGATTGCAGCTGGCCGTATTACTGTCCCGCGCGGTATCGACAAAGAAACGCTATTCAACGCCGTTTACAGCGGCCCCGTTATGCCGTGGATTGACCCACTCAAAGAGGCCAACGCCTGGAAGGTCATTCTTCGTGGCGGCGCCGGTACGGAAAGTGACTGGATCCGTGCCCGAGGCGGAACCCCGGCAGATGTGAAACGTCGTCGTAAGGCTGAAATCGACGAAAACAGAGAGCTGGGGCTGGTGTTTGATACCGATCCGGCTAATGACACAGGAGGAGATCCCAGTGGTGGGAAAGAAGAACCAAATCATGAGTCCAAAGGGGATGGCCGCACTCGGAGCCGGACGCGGTAGTAACTGGTACAGCATGAAAGCCAGTGCGGAGGATACGGCGGACATCAGTATCTATGAAGAAATTGGCGGGTGGGGTATTTCAGCCCGCCAGTTTGCTGAGGAGCTGACAGCGTTGGGGCAGGTGAACCACATTAATCTGCACATCCACTCCCCAGGCGGTGATGTCTTTGATGGCATCGCCATCTATAACCTGCTGAAAAATCACCCAGCCAGCAAAACGGTGTATATCGATGGCCTGGCCGCTTCGATGGCCTCGGTGATCGCCATGGTTGGTGACCCAATCATCATGCCGGAAAACGCCATGATGATGATCCACAAGCCCTGGGGCGTTGCCGGCGGTGATGCCAATGAAATGCGTGATTACGCTGATTTGCTGGACAAGGTTGAATCAGTGCTGATCCCGGCCTATGCCGAGAAAACAGGGAAGACGGCAGACGAGATCGCGGCGCTGCTGGAGCAAGAGACGTGGCTGAGCGGCGTCGAGTGTGTCGAGCAAGGATTCGCTGACAAAACCATCAAGCCTGTCAAGGCGATGGCCTGCATCCAATCTAAACGAGTAGAGGAATTCGAACATATGCCGAAGAGCATCCGTAATCTGATCAATCCGCAAGCCAATGCTGGCCGTCAGCCTACCCATCAGGAACCGGCGGCGCCGGCGGGAAACCTCGACGTTAACGCTATTCGCGCCCAGGTGCAGGAAGAGCAGCGCCAGCGTGTCACCGGTATCCAAGACCTATTTGCCATGTTTGGTAACCGCCATGCCGATCTGATGGCGCAGTGCGTGTCCGATGTCGATTGCTCTGTCGATCAGGCAAAGGACAAGCTGCTGGCCGAATTGGGTAAAGGTGCGACGCCGACCAATCAGCTGAACGGTACGCAGAACCGCACTAACTCGCACATCTACGCGGGCAACGGTAACTTCACTGGCGATGGCATTCGTGCTGCCCTGATGGCGCAATCCGGCTATGAAGAAGGCCAGCGCGATAACCCGTATGCCGGGATGACGCTGCGCGAAATGGCGCGAATGTCGCTGACAGAGCGTGGGATCGGCATTGCCGGCTATAACCCGATGCAGATGGTCGGTCTCGCTTTTACCCACTCAAGCTCAGACTTCGGCAACATCCTGCTGGACGTGGCCAATAAGTCTATTCTGCAAGGCTGGGAGGATGCAGGGGAGACGTTTGAGCAGTGGACGAAGAAGGGGCAGCTTTCCGACTTCAAAGTTGCGCATCGTGTCGGCCTGGGTGGCTTCTCCTCACTGCGTCAGGTGCGCGAGGGAGCTGAGTATAAGTACGTTACCACCGGTGATAGCCAAGCGACGATCGCGCTGGCGACGTATGGTGAGCTCTTCAGCATTACTCGCCAAGCTATCATCAACGACGATCTGAACATGCTGACCGATGTGCCGATGAAGTTGGGGCGAGCCGCCAAGGCGACGATCGCTGATCTGGTTTATGCCGTTCTGACGAAAAACCCGAAAATGTCGACGGATGGTGTCGTGCTGTTTGATAGCGCCAAGCACCATAACGTATTGAGCAGTGCCGCCATGGATGTTCCCAGCCTGGATAAAGGTCGCCAGCTGATGCGGACGCAAAAAGAAGGCGATCGCCATCTGAACATCCGTCCGGCGTTTGTCCTGGTTCCGACAGCGATGGAGGCTAATGCCAATCAGGTTATTAAGTCGGCCAGCGTGAAAGGGGCTGACGTTAACTCTGGCGTTATTAACCCGATCCAGAACTTTGCCACCGTTATCGCCGAACCGCGCCTGGATGCTGCCAGTGTATCGACCTATTACCTGGCGGCCGCGAAAGGCAGCGACACGATTGAGGTCGCCTATCTCAACGGCGTAGACGCTCCGTATATCGATCAGCTGGATGGTTTCGACGTTGATGGAGTGACGACGAAAGTCCGCATTGATGCTGGTGTTTCTCCGCTCGATCACCGCGGCCTGGTGCGCTGCTCTGCATCGTAATATCGGTCGATAATCCGAACACCACGAACTGGCCCTGATGGGCTTTTTTTATGTCCTGAATTTGGCCTCTCACGGAGAGGCCTGGAGGCTTTATGGCTAAAAATTTTGTACAGGAAGGTAAGACCATCCAGTTTACTGCGGCGAAGGACGCGGAAAGTGGCGCCCTGGTTCAAGTGGGCGACGTTATGGCTGTTTCCCTTTCCGATGTTGCTGCTCAAGCGCAGGGCGTTGGCATGGCTGAGGGGGTATTCCTGTTACCGAAACTGCGGACCGATGATATGGCCACCGGTAAAAAGGTGTACCTGAAGAGCGACAAAGTGCAGTTGGCCAATAGTGCCAGCGAGCCCTATGTCGGTGTGGTGTGGGAGGCTGCCGGCACTAGCGATGATTTCGTGCCGGTAAAAATCAATGCCTAACCCATTCGACGAGCTGGCTGGCAGGATGGATGCGACTATCTCTCTGCGTTTCGGTAAGCCAGCCGAGATCAACGGCGCTTCGGTTACCGTGGTGCCCTCATCGTTATCAGCGATTCTCGGTCCAGTGGAAGCCAGCGTGCTGACTCTGATCGTGTTTTCTCCCAGTTATCGTCCTCATCGCGGTGATGATGTGCGTTGGAACAAGAAAGCCTACACCGTGAGTAAGTTTCATCAGCAAAACGGGAAGTGGGTGATCCAACTGGAAATCGGCTAATCGGGGGGGGTATGGCATTAGTTAAAGGCATGGACAGGTTGGAGGCCGTCCTGCGTGATCTCAGCGATAAAGCTGTCCCTGCCGCCGTGCGGCGTGCGTCAAGGAAGGTCGCAGAGGCGGCCATGTTGCGCGCCGCAGAGCGAGTAGCCAGTAAAGAGAAGCTGCCCATCGATAAAGTCAAAAGGCGCATGAGGTTGTACACCCCTCGTGGCGGCATTGCGGCCTATTCGAAAATCACGGTGTATCGCAGCGCGATGCCGGTCATTAACCGTGGCTCGCCTCAGCTTATCCTCGGACCAAGAGGCCGAGGTCATACTGGTTGGCGCGGATCGGTATTAACGGCGGGTGGCCGCTCTTATCCCGGGTCTTTCCTTGTCTACATCCCCAAGTATCGCCACTGGCAGATCATGCACAGGACTGCGGCGGCGATTGCCGCCAAGCAGAGGCTGATGATTGACGCGACGCGTGAGGATATGTCAGGCGTGTTGACGCAGGCATTTGAGATGGAGAAAGACAACATCTTGAGTGAGATGGAGGATGAGCTGGGTAAGCAGCTGACGTCACAGCTGAAGCGGGAGATGAAGCGATGAGCGCAACGGAGATCCGTAAGGCCCTGGTCGATGAGTTCCGCAGGGTCTTAAAAGACGAGCCTGAAGAAGTCGCCATTTTCAATGGGCTGCCGGCGTTTGTTGACGGTGAGGAGGAGTTACCGGCGGTTTCTGTGCATCTGTCAGATATTGCGGATGACGATGAGTTTCTCGACGATCCGAAATGGCGGGCAGTTTTGCATGTGGCCGTGTTTGTTAAATCGAGCGCGCCGGATAGTACGTTAGATCACTGGGCTAGCCGCTTAGTTTTCCCGGTTGTTCCTAACTGTCGGGAGTTATTGCGCCTGTGTTCATCAATCGAGTTAGTGGGATGCACCTATGACCGCAGTGATGTCGCTGCGACTTGGGCTGCTATTGATGTGAAATATAACATTACGTTTGAGTGGGAGTGATATGGCTGATCCGCTGAAAAATGAGCCGATTAAAGGCGCAAAGACCACGTTCTGGTATTACATCGGGCGTGGTGTTGGAACCCCCCAGTCGCCGGAGCCTGACTGGCGTCGATTGGGTAAGGTAAAGTCACTGAAGCCGGGAGAGATGAAAGCCGACACTGAGGATGATTCCTATCTCGACGATCCTGATGCCGACTGGAAGCAGAGCTCTCCGGGGCAAAAATCAGTATCGGAGGCGTCGGTAACGTTAGCGTGGATGCCTGGAGACCCGGGGCAACAGGCGTTGATGGATGCGTTTATGCTGGGTAAAACGCTGGCATTTCGCATTAAATACCCGAACGATACTGCCGATTTTTTTACGGGATTCATTACCAATCTTGGCAAAGAGATCAACAGTAAAGATGTTATTACGCGAGACATTAAAATTCAGCCATCCGGTAAGCCGATCTCAGCAGAAGGACTTATCCCGGCGCTGACTGGTATCAAAATCTCTACCGGGCAATCTGCAGATGGTACGGCGGTTGTACTGACAGGCAGCCAAGGCAAATGGACGGGGAGCGCTCCCGTATCTAAGGGGCGTATCAGCCTAACCATTGAACCTATTCCGGCGGGGGCAGCCATTCCAGCATTGAGTGTTGTTTCCTCTGCGCCAGATAAGGCGTTGATCCCCGATGCTACGGCTCCCGATATTGTGCCGTTAATGGCGGGTGAGGCGGCGATCACGATCAGTGGCGGCGGCTTTACCGATAAATTAACGCTCACGTTAAGTTAAGCTTTTATTACAACAGCCCGCCATTTCGGCGGGTTTTTTATTGGGGGTGGGGATGTTTTTAAAAAAAGAGATATTTACTCACTGCAAGCATTCCGTTGAGCTTCGTGAGCTGTCAGCGCTGCAGCGTATTGAGTATATGGAGTATGCGGCAGCAAATCAGATCCATGATGATAGTGAGATTGAGCCGATGAAGTATATCTCGGCGCTTAATCGCATGGATATCAAGCTGAATGCCATGTTGGTTGCCATGGCCACGGTATCCCCCGAAAAAATGGAGGATCCGACGGAAATGCAGGCGTTACAGCACAGCATCATGCGGGAATGGCCATCAGATGCGCTGGGAAAGGCGGGAAAATTAGTGATGGCCTTGAGCGGTATGCTTCCCCCGGAACCTGCCCCGGGAGAGTCTCCAGACGGAACCCTCGGAGAGCATGATGCGGGAAAGTTTTAGGGCGGGAAATGGCCTTTGTTTTGGGACTGGCGCGAGAGTTCCGGCGCGCTGACTGGCGGCGCTGGTTGTCCTCTATGAGCTGCACGGAGTTTAAAACGTGGGCAGATTACTATGCTACCCGCCCCTTCTTTGTTGATCTGGTTGATTGCGAGTTTGCTTCCCTGAAGCTGAATCAGTTCCTGTTGGCAGGCGGAAAGAGTGATGAGGTCTCTATGCAGGATTTTTGCCTAATCACTGCCGGCGATGAAGCGCTCGAGCCCGAGGAAGATATGGGAGACGATCAAATTATGGCGGCCGCGACATTTATTCCTGGGGGGGTGCGATTTGGCCAGTGAAACTGATCTTGAGATATTTATCGGCGCTAACACGGCGCAGTTCCGTGAGTCGATGCAAAAAGCTCGCGATGATATTCAGATCGTGAACGAGGAAGTGCGGTCCGCGGCTGCCGCGACAGAAGACGGCGCCGATAAATTTACGGCAGCCCAAGTCCGGGCAACGCAACGCCTCCTGCGTTCAATCGATCCGACGTTGCGGTCTATGGACGCCCTTGAAGTAAAGCAGCGCAAGGTCGAGCAGTCACTTCGTGATGGCAAAATCTCAACGGAAGAGTATTCGCGCGCCATGCAAATTCTGTCCCGAGATCTGGAACAGACACAGGCTAAAGAGCGGCTGCATGCGGCCGCGTTTGGGCAGGCTACCGCGGCTATGCAGCGGCAAGATCAGATGCTCAAAAAAATGAACATCTCAGTCGGACAATACCGTAGCGCCGTTGGCATGTTACCGGCGCAGATGACTGACGTGGTTACGCAGTTGGCGGGTGGTCAAAATCCTCTGCTCATCCTGCTGCAGCAAGGCGGGCAGATTAAGGACTCCTTCGGCGGCATAAAGAATACGTTTGTCGCGTTAAGTTCGGTTATTTCACCCGCAGCGCTAGGCGTCGTAGCATTATCCGGCGGTATTGGTGGGTTGGCATATGCGCTGTATAAGGCCGAGCAGGAGCAGCAGGCGTTTAATCGCAATCTGATTATGACGGGTAGCTATGCCGGGAAAACGACGGGGGAATTACAAGCGCTGGCGCGAGCTATGTCTGGCGATGGTCTGTCTCAAGGGAGTATGGCATCGGCATTGGCTCAGACGGTTGGCTCTGGTGCATTTTCTGGTTCATCTGTTGAAATGGTTGCTAATGCTGCTGCGCGCCTTGAAAAGTCAACTGGAGCATCAATTGACTCAACCATCGAGCAGTTTAAGCGGCTGCAGCAAGATCCAGTAGCAGCGGTAAAGACGCTTGATGATCAGATACATTTTCTGACGGCGGCGCAGTTGGAGCAGATCACTACGCTTGCTTCTCAGGGGCGAGAGCAGGAGGCGGCTAGAGTGGCCATGAATGCGTATGCGGCAGCTATTAATACCCGTACAGCAGAAATGCGTGAAAATCTTGGGTCACTTGAAATAGCATGGAGGTCAGTAAAAAATACTGCTTCTGAGGCGTGGGATTCTATGCTGAATATTGGGCGTGAGGTTCCAATCAGCGATAAATTGGAAGAAACTCGCCGTCAGCTTGAAAACGCTAAACGGGATTTGGTTAATTTAAAAAAAGGGTCAGTGAATGTAGATACTACTGGGTATGGTTTCGGGCGAAAAAGTGACTCGTTAGGTTCTCAAGAAAGTACTCAGGCCATTATTGAAAAGCAGTCGCTAGTATTACGATTGCAAAAACAGCTTGGAGAACTCGGAGAGAAATCATATCAAGAGTCTATTAAGGCTGGCAGAGAGAAAGCAGATCGAGATGATCAAGAGCGCCAAAAACGACAAATTGAAGCAACAGAAAAGTTAAATCGTGAGTACGAGAGCGAGGCAACTCGACACATTAGGAAGCTGGAACAGATCAGAAATTCCGGCGCTGCGAAAGATGCTATCGACCTTGCTATCAATGCTGAAAATGAACGCTATGCAAAATCTCAGTCACGGGGTAACCAAGGTTCCCCGCAAGGGGAAAGCTTGGCAGATCGCTATAGCCAGCGCCTTGCTCAAACCCGAGAAGCATTGCAGTTGGAACAGGCTGGAGCGCAAACCCTAACACAATCAGAGCGCGACCTGATCGCACTTCGTCAGCGTTTGGATGACCTGAAAGGGCGCAGCCTGACTAAAACTGAGCAAAGCGTGGTGGCGAATGCCGCCATTTTAGAGAAGTTACTCTCCCAGAACGTAGCGGAGGAAAAGGCGTTAGAGCAGCAGAAAGCGCTGAATGAAATGAGGCGCAAGGGTTCTCAGCTCTCTATGCAGATGGAGCAAGAAGCGCAACGAGATAGCCGGACGCGATCATTTGAACTGCAGGGGTTTCGAATGGGTGACCTAGCCCGTGAGCGGGCACGGCAGGAGATGGTTCTCCGCGATCACTACGATCAGGTTATGGGGGAGTTAGAGCGAAGCGCCACACAAAAAAGGACGAAGGGTAGCACGGAGTATTCAGATGCAGTCCGCATGCTGCAGGAAAGCCTAGAGCAGCGGTTACAGGCATTGCGTGGTTACTATGCTGCGGTTGATGCGGAGCGGGCCCGCTGGGATATTGGCGTAAGCCGCTCTATGCAAAATATTAAAGAGGCCGGGGATGATGCCGCTGGCGCCGCTGGGGAGGCGCTAACGGGGGCGTTTAGTAGTGCTGCCGACTCTCTGGCAAACTTTGTATCAAGTGGTAAAGCTAACTTTCGTAGTCTGACAACATCGATCCTGTCTGATTTAGCCCGCATTGCTGCACGAATGGCATTGTCAAAGGCCGTTGGTGGGCTGTTTAGCATGTTCGGCGGGGCGGCAGCAGGAGGCGCTAATGCCTTTTCTTCGGGAGAATATGGCAACCTGCCACTGGTCGCAAACGCATCCGGCGGCGTGTATCGCTCGTCAGATTTGAGTGCATATAGCGGCCAGGTGGTTTCACAGCCAACTTTTTTTGCTTTTGCTCGCGGGGCGGGCTTGATGGGGGAGGCAGGGCCAGAGGCGATCATGCCATTGACCCGAGATAGTAAAGGCCGTTTAGCGGTAACTGCGGTTGGGGCTGGGGCACATGGCTCGGTATTTTCTCCGAACTATAACGTTGTTATTCAGAACGACGGTAAAAATGGCGAGATAGGTCCAGGGGCACTAAAAGCCGTATATGACCTCGGGCAAAAAGCTGCAGCTGATTTTTTGCGGCAGCAGGGGCGTGATGGTGGTCATCTGAGCGGGGCATATCGATAATGGAAACATTTCGCTGGCAAGTTCGCCCCGATATGGTCGTAGAGTCTGAGCCACGGGTGCATGTTGTAAAGTTCGGAGAGGGGTACGAACAGCGCCGATCCTCCGGTTTAAATGGCGATCTGAAAAGCTATGAAGTAACAATCAAGGTCTCGCGGGATGACGCCCACGCGCTGGAGGCGTTTTTATCTCGACACGGCGGTGTTTCAGCGTTCCTATGGACGCCGCCCTATGTGCATCGGCAGATCAGGGTCGTATGCCGGAAATGGGCGTCACGGGTTGAAATGCTTAACACCGTGTTTACAGCAACGTTTAACCAGGTGATTTCCTGATTGAGAGGAGGAATAATGCGCAATATTCCGCAGGAGACCCGAAACGAAACCACAAAAACTGAGCAGGGAGCTCGCATTGATCTGTGGGAGTTCGACCTGTCATCCATAGGCGGGGATCGTTACTTTTTTTGCAATGAATTAAATCACAATGGTGAGCCGGTAACGTGGCAGGGGAGACAATATCAACCCTATCCCATTCAGTGCTCGGGTATCGAAATTAAGGGAAAGGGGGCAACTAATCGCCCTTCGCTCGCCGTATCTAATCTGTTTGGCCTGGTCACTGGAATGGCGGAGGATTTGCAGAGCCTTGTTGGGGCTTCTGTTGTGCGCCGGCAGGTATATTCTCGGTTTCTTGATGCGGAAAATTTCCCCGATGGTAACCTAGAGGCCGATCCTGAGCAGGAGGCCGTGGCTCGCTACGTTGTTGAGCAATTGACAGAGCTGACTGCAGAAACGGCGACGTTTGTTTTATCTCTCCCTACTGAGACTGACGGAGCCGTATTCCCCGGGCGTATCATGCTCGCAGAGGTTTGTGCATGGCGTTATCGATCAGATGAGTGTGGTTATGCTGGCCCTCCAGTGGCGGATGTGTTCGATAGTCCAACCGTTGATCCCTCCCTTGACCAGTGCAGTCGATGTCCGAGGGGGTGCAAGCTGAGGAGCAATATCGGCAGCTTTGGTGGTTATCTGTCTATTAATAAACTATCGCAATGATAATTTGGTGGCATCATCTTTTACCTTTACACCTATCATTTGTTAGTATGTGGCTACATTACTAATGAGGATGGTGATATGGAATTATTTATTGTTGCTGCATTGCTTGGATTAATTCCTGCATTCATAGCACAGAGTAAAGGGCGATCTTTTGGTGCGTGGTGGTTATATGGTTTTTTTCTGTTTATTGTGGCAATAATCCACGCTCTTTTAATATCTAAGAATGATAAAGCGATAGAGGATAAACAGCTGGAAAATGGGATGAGGAAATGTCCATTTTGCGCTGAGTTAGTAAAGAAAGAAGCTATTAAGTGCAAGCATTGTGGTAGTGATATACCAGCATTTAATGTGGCAAAAGAAAGTAATGTTGATTATCTTTTTGTTCCTTCTTGTGTTCCTATTAATGAATACATCAAAGTTGATGCTGGAAGAAAAACAATTAACAGCAGCAAAGTCGCCGATGTTGTTTATAAATTGAGAAAAATAAATCCTGATGTTAGCTCTGAGTGGATTGAAAAAAGATATTCCGATGATATTGAATTTATTTTGTCGGAACTGCCACATGACCTTAGAGAAGAGTTCTCTATGGTGTATAGATCAATATTAATGGCTTGAAGAAATACGCCCGTTATTGAACGGGCTTTTTATTGCCTGTTTTGTTGTCATTCTTAATGAACTTACTATTTACTCTATAAGGAATCATATGATTGATGATGAAATATTGGAGCATGCTTTACAGTGTGCGCCGATGGAGTCATGCGGTTATGTGGTGCGTATGGATCAGAGAACGGCATATCTGCCATTTGAAAACCGGTCTATTGAGCCTACGCAGTATTTCAGGATGGCGCCCGAGGACTTTTTGGCGGCACAGGCCAGGGGGGAGGTTATCGCGATGGTGCATAGCCATCCTGGGGGGCTGCCCTATCTCAGCGAGGGAGACCGAACGCTGCAGTTGGCCAGCGCCTTGTCGTGGTGGTTAGTCTGCGATGGCAATATCCATCGGTTTCGCTGCGTTCCCCGCTTATTGGGGCGGCAGTTTGAGCACGGGATATTGGATTGCTACACCCTCTTTCGTGACGCCTATGAGCTCGCTGGCCTGACGTTGCCCGATTTTCATCGGGATGATGATTGGTGGAAGCGTGGCGAAAATCTGTATCTGGAGAACTTTGAGAAAACCGGGTTTTACCGGGTTACCGCCAGTGATGCGCAGGCTGGGGATGTGGTGCTGTGCTGCTTTGGGTCATCCGTAGCGAATCATGCGGCAATTTACTGTGGTGACGGAATGTTGCTACATCACGTCCCTGATCAGTTGAGTAAACGAGAGAGGTATAGCGATAAATGGCAACGGCGAACGCACTCAATATGGAGGCACCGGGACTGGCAAGTATCCGCTTTCACGGGGATTTACAACGATTTGGTAGTCGATTTGACCTCCATGTAAATACCGCCGCTGAGGGAATTCGTGCGCTGTGCATACAGCTTCCAGGCCTGCGCCAGCAGATGTCGCAGGGACATTATCAAGTGCGCATCGCAGGGCTAACTGCCACCCCGGCAGACGTGGCTCAGCGTATGCGGGAGCCTTTGCCGTATGGGGGCATTATTCATATTGTTCCTCGGGCTGCCGGCGCAAAGCGCGGTGGGGTATTTCAGATTATCGCTGGTGTGGCAATGATCGCCGTGGCGTGGTGGAACCCCGCTGGCTGGATGGGGGCTGCTGCAGTATCTGGACTATACGCAGCAGGTGCCAGCATGGCCCTTGGTGGCGTTGCGCAGATGTTGGCACCACAGCCGAAAGCGCCATCAATGGCGCAGGCTGATAACGGAAAGCAAAGCACCTATTTTTCCAGCTTGGATAACATGGTTGCACAAGGAAACCCATTACCGGTTTTGTACGGCGAGATGTTAATCGGATCGCGCCGTATTTCGCAGATGCTGAGCACCCGTGATGAAGGTGGCGGCGGAAAAGTTGTCGTGATAGGTCGCAGAACATAAACCGCCTTTTGGCGGTTTTGTTATATGAGGGGTGTGCATTATGGGTAAGGGTAGTGGCGGTGGGCATACGCCGTATGAGGCACCTGATAATTTACGATCTTCTCAACTGCTCAGCGTGATTGATGCGTTGAGTGAAGGTCCGATAGAGGGGCCAGTGGATGGCCTGCAGAGTATCCTGGTTAATCAAACGCCCACTGTCGATGCTGATGGTAATGTTAATGTCCACGGTGTCACGGTGGTTTACCGTGTTGGAGAGCAGGAGCAGTCGTCACTGGATGGGTTTGAGGAATCTGGCGCTGAAACAATGTTAAACGCCGAGGTGAAAAACGCTAATCCAATAACCAGGACCATTACGTCAAAAGAGATCGATCGCCTGCGCTTTACGTTCGGTGTTTCATCATTGGTTGCCGGCACCGATGACGGTGATCAGGTCGAAACCAGCGTTAATCTGAGCATTCAAGTGCAGCGCGCCGGCGCCTGGGTGACGGAAAAAGATGTGACGATCCAAGGAAAGCGGACATCGCAATTTTTAGCATCAGTAGTCGTCGATAATTTGCCTCCACGCCCGTTCGGTATTCGGATGATCAGGAATACGCCTGACAGTACATCTGCTCGTTTACAGAACAAAACATTATGGTCGAGTTACACTGAGATAATCGATCTGCAGCAGCGCTATCCCAATACGGCTGTAGTTGGTGTGCGTGTGGATGCTGAGCAATTCGGCAGCCAGCAGGTCACGATGAATTACCACGTTCGCGGTCGCATTGTCCGGGTCCCATCCAACTATGATCCAATTACGCGGGTGTATACCGGTATTTGGGATGGATCTTTCAAACCGGCGTATACCAATAACCCTGCGTGGTGTCTGCTGGATCTGCTTACGCACCCACGGTATGGCATGGGCGATCGTATGGGGATGGCAGACGTTGATATCTGGTCCCTGTATGCCATTGCACAGTATTGCGATCAGTCTGTTCCTGATGGGTTTGGTGGGACGGAGCCGAGGGTGGTGTGTAACGCCTACCTAGCGACTCAGCGAAAGGTTTATGATGTCCTGGCTGACTTCTGCTCATTAATGCGCTGTATGCCCGTTTGGGACGGTCTGACGATGACGTTTGTGCAGGACAGGCCCGCAGACAAAGTGTGGACGTATTCAAACAGCAATGTCGTTGACGGCAGTTTTAAGTACGGATTCAGCGCACTGAAAGATCGTCATAATGCGGTAGAGGTGCGATACATTGACCCGCAGAATGGCTGGAAAGCCTCTGTGGAGCTTGTAGAGGATCAGGCGGCCATCGTTCGATATGGGCGAAACCTGCTTAAAATGGAGGCCTTTGGTTGTACGTCGCGTGGCCAAGCGCGACGTATGGGGCTATGGGTGATCCAGACTGAATTGCTGGAGACGCAAACCGTCGATTTCATGATCGGTGCCGAGGGATTGCGCCATCTACCCGGTGACATTATTGAAATCTGCGATAATGATTATGCAGGTGTCACAGTTGGTGGGCGAATACTGGATGCTGATACGGTCAGCCGAACGGTCACCCTCGATCGTGATATTGCTCTACCTCCAGGTGGTTCGGCAGAGATGAATCTTATCGGTGCCGATGGCTCGCCAATCATCATCCCTGTTGTTGATCTCCCTGCGCCAAATATGGTGCGGCTGCAGACAGTTCCGGCCGGTATTCAGGCGTATGGTGTATGGGGACTGCGGCTTTCATCTATGCGCCGGCGCTTATTTCGCTGCATGATGCTCCGCGAAAATGATGACGGGACATATGCCGTTACGGCGCTGCAGCATGTACCGGAGAAAGAGGCTATTGTGGATAATGGCGCGCATTTCGAGCCTCTGCCAGATACAGATCATGGAGTAATCCCACCTGCCATTCAGCATTTATCGGTTAATGTTCGTCCAGATAATAATCTGTACCAGGCCATTGCTCAATGGGATACACCCCGCGTAGTAAAAGGGGTTAAATTTATTGTTAGGTTAACATCGGGTGCAGGGACAAAAGATAATCCTACTCGACTTGTTGCATCAGCAACAGTTAGTGAGACTGAGTTTATTCTACATTCATTGCCGTTGGGTGATTATCAGTTAACTGTTAGAGCAATGAATAGCATTGGCCAGCAAGGGGCGCCAACATCAGTTGGATTTAGCATACAAGCACCTGAGCCCCCTGTTAATATTGATGTAATGTCTGGTTATTTTCAGTTAACGCTGATACCTCACCAGACATATTACAACTCCGATGTGCAATACGAATTTTGGTTCTCAGAGACACGTATTACAAATGCTGGACAGATTGAATCTAATGCTAAACGCCTTGGTATTGCTACCTATTGGGTTAAGGATGGTCTCCAGAAGTTAGGTACAGATTATTA